TGTGCTAAGGATTTAAACAAAAATCTTCCGAAAGAAAGACCTTGTGATTGGAGTAAAAATAAAAGACGAGGTTGTCCAGATAAAGAAGATGATAATTGGCCTATTACAAACGCATCACGATGTGACCAGTATAAGGAAGGGCCTTATATAGAGTTGGACGTTGAAGGTGATGATGGCCCGGCAGATTATACCGATGACGAAGAAGCTATTGAAGCTATATGTAAACACGTAGGAAGAGAAAGAAACGGAAAATGCGGGCCGGTAAAAAAATGAAAGAAAATCATATGCCAAATACCGACACATACGAATTAATAGTTTTCTTGGGTGAATACCGTTGGCCAGTGTTTATATTTCGTATGTTTAAATATGAAACAGAATCCGTAATAGGTTTATGTTCCGATTATAGACTGCAAGTAACTTTATCACTGAATTAATGAGAGGTAGACGATCAAAATATAAAGACGATTTCCCGATGCTCGTTGAGATGTACGCAAGGGAGGGGATGATTGAATCTGATATGGCTAAAAAGCTCGGTGTTCATGTTGGTACTTTTGAGGTTTATAAAAACACCATTCCTGAATTTTACGAAGCCCTAAAAAGAGGAAAGGCTCCGATTGATTTTCAAGTTGAGAACGCGCTACTGAAAAGAGCTTTAGGTTATACCTTCACAGAAATAAAGAGAGAAATTGAAAAAGGTGATTGCGGTGTCGTTTCAGTGAAAAGCACTACCGAAACGATAAAGGAAGTTGTTCCTGATGTGACAGCGCAAATATTCTGGTTGAAAAATCGAAACCCTCAGCGATGGAGGGATATGAAAAATGTCGATATAGGTGGAGGCCTCAGCATTGACAAGCGAGCAATTATTGAAACTCTTGAAGGCGGGGACGGTGACTTAAACAGGCCTATCCAAGAGTAATGTCATTGATACGCATACGTACTATCAAGCAGTACCACCCGCTATTTCTTCCTACAAATCCACATTATCACGACAGGTATAAAATATTCTACGGTGGCCGGTACTCTGCTAAATCCACTCAAGCAGCTATGGGCCTTTTGTGGCGAGGGTACGATAAACGCGAGAATATTATCTGTATCCGCGAAGTACAGAAGAATATCCGTGATTCTGTTAAAGCTACGTTAGTTGAACAGATCGCTGTTATGGGCGTGTCTGACTTTTACAGGCCATTGGCCGAGAACATTTACGGAGTAAACGGCACATCGTTTGGTTTCTTTGGATTGCAGGAGCATGTAGCAAAGAACATCAAATCGTTTCAGGGCGCAACACTCGCATGGCTTGAAGAGGCTAACACGATTTCTGATCGGTCATGGGAGTTCCTTATCCCGACAATACGGAAAGAAGGTTCTGAGATTTGGGCGACATTTAACCCTGACGTTCAAACGGACCCCGTGTGGAAAATGTTTATTGCCAGGGTAAGAAAGGGCGCGTATGTCGTAAAGATCAACTGGTCTGATTTGCCGACTGAATGGTTGAGTTCTGTTATACTTGCTGAGATTGCAGAAATGAGGGAGTATGATGAAGCCCTTTATTTGCACATATATGGCGGCCAATGCAGGACGGTAAGCGATAGAACATTAATTCCGTACGAATGGGCGCAAGCTGCGATAAACGCGCATGAGAAGCTGGGGATTACTCCGACAGGGTTAAGAGTTGCGGGTTTAGATGTTGCTGACGAAGGCGCGGATAGTAATGCGATAGCCGTCAGAAAAGGGATAGTGCTTGAACACTTGGAAGAATGGAGCGGTTCCGATAGCGATATCTTCAAAACAACACAGCGAACGTTTGGCGTGTGTGATGATTTGCATTGCACTGACTTGCTTTATGATGCAGACGGGCTTGGCAGTGGTGTTAGAGGTGACGCACGGGTAATAAATGAGCAAAGAGCGGAAATACAGTACCCGTTTATCAATGTTACAGCATTCAGGGGAAGCGGTTCGGTAACTGACCCGGGACATGAAGCTGTCGAAGGCCGAAAAAATGAGAACTTGTTTGCCAACTACAAAGCCCAAACTTGGTGGTCGTTACGGTTACGGTTTCAAGAAACGTACAGAGCTGTTGTGAAGGGCAAAAAAGATTATAACCCTGATGACTTGATTTCGATACCGGCAAGAGGTAGAGCTTTCGAAAAGCTAATCGAAGAATTGACACAACCAACATGGAGCCCTAACGGAGCGGGGAAAATATTGGTCAATAAAAAGCCGGACGGGGCAAAAAGCCCTAACCTTGCAGATGCCGTAAATATTGTATATTCTCCTTATGATGTATCTTTTAACGTAACTGACGATCAAGCGGAATTACTCAGATGAATCCTCTGAAATGGTGGACAAAGCCGGAACCAGCCGCGCAACCCGTAAAGACTGAAACAAAAGAACCTGAAACGTTTGGACCGACAGATTACACTGCGTCGATGATCTCAGGAGAATCCACTGCTGTTGAGTGGACAAAACCGGAACCCGCTAAAGGGGTTATCCCTGAAGGGTTCGGTTATGCAAAAGGGTTTGCTTTTGATTCTGCACCCGGACAATTCCAGGGGATTTCTTACGGCGAGTCTTCATTACCATACATCAAGCCGATGTCGTTTGGTGAGCTTGCTGTGTTGTCGATGGACGGCCTTATTAGGCGTGGAGTGAGCGCGCTTGCTTCAAATATGGTTCGTAAGTGGATTGAGTTGCAGCATACAGGAGACGAAAACCCCGAACTGTTGAAGGAGATCACTGATTTGCTTGAGAAGTATAAGGTGCGGAAAAAGTTCGGTGAATCCGCCACATCTCAAGGGTTCTTCGGTGGCTGTTTCTTGTTTATTGACATGGGAGACGATCAAAACTCTCCTGAATGGATAAAAGAAGCAAAGACACCGTTACTGATCGACAACAAGAAGATCAAAAAAGGTTCGTTCAAAGGGCTGACACTGATCGAGCCATGGACATGCGCTCCATACTATAAAAACACTACAACCCCGACAGCTTCGGATTATTACAACCCTGAAACATGGTGGATAATGGGGCGCGAGATTCATCATACAAGGTTGTTGCGGTTCGTACAGAACGAGGTTCCCATTTATATGAAACCGATGTTTTTTGGGTTTGGTATATCGCAGGCGCAGCTTGTTCTTGACTACGTAGAGACGTTTTACGATATACGGAAGAACACGGCCTCCCTTGTGGACAACTACTCCCTATTTGTGCTTAAAACAAACATGGGCCAAGCTCTAAAAGGTAGTACACCCGAACAGCGCACGGCAGGGACAAAGACCTTATCCGCAAGGATCAGGATGTTCAACATGTCAAAGAAGAATATGCGCACGGTCGCGTTGAGCAAGGATGACGAGGATATTAGCCAGGTAACAACCCCACTCTCCGGCATTTCTGATATTCTGAGCAAGAACTTTGAGTTTGTTGCTGCTCTGTTTGCTATGCCAGTTACTGAACTCCTTGGTATATCCCCTTCAGGGTTCAACAGTACCGGCGATAACGAAAAGAAAACATGGCATGAGCGGGTACTTTCCATGCAGGAGCTGATGTTTTCGGATAACCTTCGCAAAGTGATTGATATTGTACAGATTTCGGAGTATGGCGAGATTGATAAGAACGTGACTTTCGCATACAAACCGCTTGCGGAAATGGATGAGGCGCAGAAATCAACCATACGCAGCCAAGACGCGACAACAGACGTAACACTTGTAACCGGTGGGGTTATATCCCCTGAAGAGGCGCGGACACGGCTTAGAGATAATCCAGACAGCGGGTACAGTGGGATTAATCCAAATGACGTGCCATCAGGCGGTGAAGATGATCCAGAGGATAAATCAGCGATTGAAGAGCTTTATAGTCAGATTGGGTTAGCGCAAGACAGTGAATTCAAAGAAAGTGAGCATCCAAGGGAGGAAAGCGGGCAGTTTGGGAGTGGAGGGAAGAAAAGGCATTCAGGAAAAGTTCACAGGTATACAGGCCAAAAAGGAAAAAAGAAATCTTCCGATAATGGACTTGGAATGATGATGTATACGGATAATGAGGAATCTGTAAAAGGATCTTATGGGAACAATCATTATGTAGCTGATCTTGACGGCATCCCTGATGATGAAATTATTGACGCTGGTTCAAAAGAATTTAAGGATGGCGTAAAAGCCGCATTGTTAAAAAGGTGGAACAAAGAAATATTGCAGCAATATGGTGATGATGAAGATGATGACGAGACTATAGCAAACAAACTTGCTTCTGAATTCAACCCTGAAGATATTGTAAACTCGGCTGGAAGCTGGGATGCTCCGGATGTAGTTCGGGCTGTTTATGAAGACTATTTGGAGGGGAAGGGATACACGGCAGTTAGAACTACGGATGGTTTTATTTCGTTCAATCCAAAGCATGGGAAAAAAGCAAAGTTAGCGCAAGACAGCGCGCATTGGATAACGC